TCCGAAGTTCAATGTGGACGGTCTGCTGCGCGGCGACTACCAGAGCCGGATGAACGGCTATGCCACCGGCATCAGCAACGGTTTTCTGTCTCCCAATGATATCCATCGTCTGGAAAACATGGATCTGATCCCGGCTGACCAGGGAGGTGACGACTACTACCTCAACGGTGGCTATGTGAAGTTGAAAGACGCAGGACTGGCGCAGCAGAACAAGGCTGCCGCTGCCCAGCAGAATCAGCCTCAGCAGACACAGCCGGAGGAAGAAAACCCTGACAGCGATAACCGGCAGAGTGAGAGTATGCCGAAGAAAAGTGAAAGGAGAAGTAGATGAAAAAGTTCTGGAACTGGATCAAGGACAGTGACGAG